GCCGAGGGCCGCGCTGAAGTTCACGAATGCTTCCCAGCCCACCGCGCCCTCACTGTTTTCGATGTCCGCAAAACACACTTGACCCGTGACAGTCGCAGCGATTTCGGCGCGGGCGCGTATAATCGCGGCGTTGCCGGTGATGGTCCCAGAGCCCGTGGCCCCGAGATACACGTTAATGCCGCGCAGATCATCACTCAGGTTGCCGGCGCCACTCTTTACTTCAGAGTCGATGCCGAGGCCGTTGACGGTGTTGCCGCTGATGCCGGCAGCAAGGCGGGGCTTGAACTGCGCCCCAAACACCTCACCCGTTGTGGTGACGGTTTGGTTCGGTGTTACCTGCATGCCGATGCTGTCGCCCGTGGCCTGAGTGTAATCGCGAGAGTTGATCGCAACGGTGCGGTTATCGCGATGCGAGTTGATTTGCGTGTTGACGTTGTCGCCTTCTTTGAGGCGTCGGTAGCGCGAGATGCGAATACCATGATTTGGTACTATAAAAGCCATCGAATTGTTCTCCTATTCCGCCCGATGGGGGCAGGTGTAAAAGAAAGGGGGCCGGGCCGTCACCCGAGCCCCCTCGTTGCATTGCTCCCCGATGTGTTGTGGTACGGCCACAGCGGGGTGGTAAGTTCGTTCGTTAGATCGCCTGCGCCGTCTCGGCAACCGTGGCGGTCCAGACGTTATCCGGCCGACCATCTACCTCGCCGTCGATGCGTAGGATGATGAAGGGGATGTAGGCGCCGCCCGCAGAGACCGTGTCGATGGTCGCTTGGAGGGTCAACACCTCGCCTTGTTTTACGGTAATCGGGAAACTGCCCGGGAAGGCCAGCAACACGTCACCGTTGTCGATGTCAGTGGAGGCGGTAATCGCCGTCTGGGCCTCTTTCACGCCGTTGCCGGCCTTGAGAGACGAGGTCGCCGAGGAGTCCATGGTAAGAGATACCACGGCTGTATCGGCTCCGCCGATCGCGCTTTTCTTGGTGATCGAAACGACAGGCGAAGCCGCCGAGTGAACCACGAAATCCTCAGTAACTAACACGCCGAGCTGTAAGATCGTCGCGTTGCACGGGATAACGAAGTCCTCGATGTCGGCCGCTGCCGTTTCAACCTCGACCGCAGTAAGTTGCGAGCCGAGGATCATTAGTCCATCAGTATAAGCCATTTGTGTATTCCTTTCCTTTCTTGGGATTAGGTGCTGCGCACGACAACGATATGGTCTTCGCTGTCGGTCGAGAAATCCCACACGTTTTCAAAGCCCAAGAGCGCATACCAGGCCACGCCCTTGGAACGACCGTAGTCCTCGGGAATCTTGGCCCGAATCTCTTCCGCAACCGCAACCGCCTCGATGACGGGATCAGAGCCGAAGAAAATCGCCTCGCCGAGAACGCTGGAAGAACCCACCCCATTGGATAGGGCAGAGGTGTTGTTCGTTTCGATGAACCGCACACCGTAGAAGCGGCCGACTTCGCCCGTCAGGAGACGTTCGGGATCAGCGTACTTCACTACCTCTTCGAAATCTGGGTCGTCTTTGATGCCGCGCAGCGCCTTGACGCTCGCAATCGCGACATAGTTCTCACCGTCCCAAGGCGGAACGGGATTGCCCGTACCGATCGCGCCGTAAATGCCCGTTTTCATGGCATCGACGATTTCTTTCACATGGAACACGTTGAGGTTCGCGGTGGCGGAGGTGTTGACCGTGCCGTCAAGGTCAAACGTTCCCGCGCTGGCGGACGTAGGCGTGTACGAAACATCGCTTTCCTTGAACTTAGTAGCGACGGCCGTGTCCATGACGCGCGCCATATCGTTACGAAGGGCGACGGTAATCATGTTGTCGACGCTGAATTCGCTCAGGTCGTCGAGCTTGCCGGTATAGGGAATCGAGTTGCCGTACTCGCTCATAACCAACTGGCCCCGACGGAGCAGAATGTTGGTTTCAGGAATGCGACTAGCCTCGGAGATTGTTCCACCCGTGGTCTGTACGTTCGACACTTTGTTGAAATCAACGGTGTCGCCGCGTCCTTTACCGATGGCTTTTTCCATGCGGGTAAACTGACGGAATTTGTACATCGGCTGGGTGGCATTACGAAGGGTCTTGGACAGCTTCGGGTTGGCGAGATAGCCACCCGTCGCGTTCATAGACCAAACTTGACCTGCCATTGGGATACTCCTTTAGTGGTGAACTACACTCGCATCTTTTTCTGCATAAGAGTGGCGCGTTCCCGGATCAATGTGCTGAGTTCGTCCTCGTCGGACGGCTCCGCCGCTACGGCGGGCGCGGCACTGGAACGTTGGGTCGGCGACTCTACATACGCAGCAGGGTCGAGCGTAGTGGTAGATGGTTGCCCCACGATGGACGCAATGTATTTGCGGGCCTCGGGGATAGCTAGTCTGAGACGCTGTTCGCTAGAGAGATTTTCGGGCTGTTTGCGGACGTACATCGCGACGATTTCTTCATGCCGCGCCAGGTCGGGATGCTCCGCTCGAAAGCGGTTCACGACGGCCTCGTTGGCTGAGTGTGCCCTGACCTCGCTCATTACCTGCTCCCGAGTGCGGCGTTCGATGTCGCGTAGGACCTCAGAGGGTCGGGTGAGCAGTTTTGCGGCGAGTTCGGCTTCACGTTCGTTGTCGCTCTTTTGCGACGGATACAGGTCCGTAAAGCTGCGCTCAGGCTGGGCCTGGGGCGCTGGGGCCATTGTTGCGTAGGCGTCGAGCTTTGCCTCGATGTCGGCAAGTCTACGAGCCTGATCTCGGTTCTGAGTTTCCAGTTCGAGGTATGCTTTGTCACGGTCGGCGGCACTCTTGAACTTTTCGATCTGGGTTCCCGGCTCGGTGCCTTCGAGTTGTGGGGTAACCTGCGTCTCTGTGACTTCCATTTTACGACTCCTTCGGTTGTGCCGCACGTCGTATGCGGGGCCGTTGTTTATCTGCCCGAGGTTGTGCCCGCTGCGCGGGGGCCTGGGGGTTACTGACGATATTGCGATTCGAGTTCACCGGCTGCCTCGTGGCCACGTTGCATGGTGGTTTCGAGTTCGCGCTGTAGATTGCGAATCGTAGCAATCTTGGACCGCAGGTCCAGAAGCACGTTAAGGTCCGGTGGTGCATCTTCGAGGCATTTGAGAAAGTACGCAAGTCGCGTGTCGAGCACGGGTGCGAGCGAGCGCATGATGGTCGCGGCGCCTGCACCGGCGAGCGACTCATCGTTAAGAATCCCGAGTGCCTCGGGTGTATGTATCCGGCGTGGTGCGGCCATTATTCGCTTATGATTTGTACACCACACTCGGGTGTAATGGTTATCTGGCCCTTGAAGCCGTCATTGGTGTGGGCGGCGGCGACGTGGCCCGAGCCGGTCATCGGAGGCCCACTACCCTCAACACAAAACGCACCACTAGCCGAACCCTCCGCGTTAAGCTGGTCGAGACCAAAAGTGCTACAGCCACTAAGTCCAATAACCAAATACATAACTGCCAGAAAACGTATCGCATTTTTCATTAGATCGTCCTTGATTCGACTTCGATGCAATCGGCGAATACGCCGCGCACGAAGCGAGGATCAGTGGTTATTTCGACGAGGCGCTCGTTGCCTTTGGCCATGCAAGCATCGAGTGACTTCATTTCGGTTTTTTCGACCTTCAGGTCGCCTGCGAACAAGTAAACAAGTAGAAGAAAAATTTTCATTGGTGATTAGCCCTTGTGGTGCTTGAAATATTCGATCTGACCGATTCGCTTGTGCGCTCCCGCGCGCGAAAGATTTTTGCCCATGCGGCGGCCGCTTTCGCTGTACACGTCGTATGACCCCCGGGCGTTGCCTCGGATCGTATTGTGGCCTTCACGTAAGCACCCCTGGAAGTGGCCCAAATACTCGACATGCGCCCCGAGTCGGGGCAGTTTGCCGGGCATTTACTTCGCCTGGAACTCTTTGTTCTTGGCGACATGTAGAAACGACTCGGCGCTCGAAGGCGACGCTTTGCCATGCAGTACGGTGCCGACGCGACCTTTGGGGCCGGGCCATTTGCTACCCACACTGTCGCGGGTGCTCTTGAGCTGAAGCGGCTTTCCGGTGGTGTCCTTGCCGGCGTCGAGTTTCGAGTAGCCGTCTGCCAGTTGGCCTTTGGCTTTCGACGTGATCTTGATTTTCGTGGCGTCGTCCTGGGGTAGGTCGGCCATTTGGTCGTACCAGTCGGCGCGGTCTTTTTGATTCTTCGGCATTGCCATGATATGTGTTACCTTTCTCTAAAAGATACCATTTGTGGAGTCACGTGTCAAGAGGGTTGGCACCGGGGGGCTATTTATGAATCGCCGCCCCCTGGTAAATGGGCGATCGTACCGCACGGGGAGGAGGCCGTGGGTACTAGCTGTTACCCTAAAGCTCCCATAATTGCCATGGGATTCCCTTGTGCTCCACCCTGCTCGGCTCCCTGCTCACCCGCGACCTGTTGCGCTGGGGTGGGACCGGTGCCCTGTTGTGGAAAGCCTTGGCCGCCCTGGGCGCCCTGTTGGCCCATTACCTGGACCGAAGGTGCGGGCCGGAGTAGCGCGCGCTCGGGGTTCCAGCCGAGGGCCATGGAGATGTCTTCGAGGACGTAGTCGACGTTGAGGCGCTGGAGCATCCCGGGGATGTGGCCCGCGAGTTGCAAGAACTGCCCTACTTGTTCAAGGGATTTTTGTTTGTCCAGCATGATGCTTATGCCACGCGCCTTGAACTGAAAGCCCTCGTCGGCCGCCATCAGGATGTAACGCTCGGCCGGTGAGAGGGTTTGCAGCATCATCGAGGCTTGAGGGAAGTTTTCGACCAGACGGGGCATTGTATAGTTCGTGTGAAACTGGTAAATCGTCTTTGCTCCCAGCTCCAGCAGCGGCTCAATGACGGTTTCTTCCACGGTACGAGCGGCATCATCGAGCCCTTCGAGAGCCTGCGATGTCTTTGTAGAGACCTCAGTGGCAGTCTTGCTTCCGCTCCCCCCGAATCCAGAAACGAATTCAGTGATCTGTGTCCCTTTCTGGAAGATACTGTCGAAGTATGCCAGCGCATGGATGGCCTCGTGTGGCATTTTGCCCACGTCAACAGCCCGTACAAGGGGCTTGTCCACGGGTCCTGATTTGAGTCCACTTTTACGAAATGTCTTCCCGGGATACACACCATCGGCTGCCTCCGCCTGAGAGTAAAGTTGGTCAATGTCGATTTCGAATGCCTTGATGGCGTCGAACATGGCGCCGTCCGCAATGAGGTTCGAGAGTTCCGTAATCATGCAGGCGACGCCCGCCACGTCTTCGACGATGCCGCGATTGTAAGTCGAGAATGGTACCACGTAGGGCGTACCGACGACGTAGGGCGCGCAGCCGTGAAAGAAGGGATTCGCCCGGGGCTTGCGAATGATCTCGACGGGGTCACCGTTCGCGCTGCACACCACGGTGAACGTCGCGTCGCGCATCAGAATCTTGCCCTCTTCGTCGAAGATGTCGCCCCAGTAGTGGTAAAGATTGACGCTTTTCATGAACGAGTTTTTATTGGTCGCCGGAAGTTCGCCCTTGCGCTCGGCGTCTTCCTGGGAGTTTACGTCAGCGGAACCTGCATTAGGTACGAGCCGCGCAACGGCCTCGATGTCATAAATACCCTTTTTGGCCATGGCTTCCAAATCTGCAAGCAAAGCTTCGGTACGCTCGATGACGTATCGACCTTCACTCCCTGGGACCACCCAAAACTTGAACGGATCGACAGCTCGAAGTCCCAGTTTACCAACAAGCCTCTGGCCGCGTTTTGGTTTAGCAACTTGCTTGGTTTCATATCCTGTCTCCAGACCGAACGACTCTGTAGGAACTTTACTCTCTTGCATTTCGACGGTCAAGTCGTTGACCCAACAGTACTCCCACCACACTTTCATTATGATCGTTGAAGTGATGAGACCCACCTTAAGTGCCGAAGTGAACTCTCGCACAAATCCGGCGCGGTCGAGCCAGTAATCCAAAAGGGAACGCGTGAACAAACCCTGCTGATAACCAACCCGGGATTCCGCTTCGACCCCAAAAAAGTTACGCATGCGAACGAGCGCGCGACGAAAGGTCGCTGCTGCGCGGTCGACGGCTTGCCGTACCAGTGAGATGTTGACCTTTGATTGCCAGTTCGCTTTGCCGCTCCAGTCGTACTGACCGTTGTACAAATCCCAAGACTGCTTCCAGACGGCCTCACGAGGCCGCCGCGCCTCATCAGCGGCCGTGTAGACATGCGTGAAAAAGGCGAGAGCGGTCTCATCGTCCACCACGGCGGTTTTGGTCTTTTGCTTTGCACCTTCTTTTACCTCGTCTTGGGCGAGTTGTACGCCGGTATAGGTAGAACTATTTTGTGCCATGTTGGGTGTGTTCCTTTATTGAGTTAGCATTTCTGAAACCATAACTGGGAGATTTGATTTCGGGCACCGCAGTACCACTCAGGTCCATTTCCAGGACTCGCGTGGCCACATACTGTAGGGCGTCGGCCGGATGTGAGTAGATGTTTTTCTCGGGCTTTTCTCTGAGTTGTCCAGATACATTATAGGAATAGTGGTAGCCGCCGTCCATGCCACCGATGACCATGGGGCACGATGGGTCGATCAGCATCGCGGGCTCGCCGCGCACCACGCGACTCAGGAATTTGCGTACGGCCTTGAGACGCTCCGCCGGAACCTGCACCCCGGGAGTGACGTTCATGCGGTATGTCGACGTGTTCGCGAGCATCGACACGGCGGTACGTTCGTCGTTCGCCGAGCGGGCGAAACCTG